TGTATCCCATCTGTCGTATTGTTGTGATATCGATAAGGTGCTTCGGGTATAACTGATTTCCTTTCACTACCCCCAACGAACTGACTCTCATTCTCTGCGAATCTATCATAGGCTACTCGATAGTATACCATAGCAATAGCCCAGTCATTGCGGTCTGAACGCTCCCAGACATAGACAAGATTGCCCATTCTGTCCTCATCAACAATACGATACATATGAGACCAATGAAGCCACATATTCCACCATTTCTCTAAGTTACCCATAAGGAGAATACGCTTGTCGTTCATCTCGTCTACTGTCTGCTGAATAATACGATTACGGTCTACAAGCACTCTGCCGTATTCTTCGCCGTCTCCCCACTTGATAAGATTCATGGACTTTTTATCTTGCACGAATGAACATAAAAATACTTTACCTTTGTTATCATCTGCGAACTTACGGACTCCAATGATATCTCCGCCTTGGTCAATAACCATTATCCAGTCGTTATGCTTATCACATTCACGCTGTAGCTCCTCATAAGTATCACATTCGCCCATATCTATGAGCCCGTTCATATCACCATAACACCAACGAATCTTTATACCTGTATCAACTCCAAATAATACACGACCCTTACGTTGTTTCTCCTCTGTCAAAATACCTTTAATTGTTTCAAGCGTAACCTTTGACTTGTTATCAGCATAAGGCAAAGCGAGTACGAAGTTATGGAAGTATTGAGCTTCCTTCTCTTTAAAGTCTTTAATGATTTTACTAGCAGGAATCCATGCACAGATAAGCTGTGGAATATGATAGCCACTAAACTCCGCTTCTGGGTTCTTCTTTCTCCAATGTCCCTCACGTCTATCTTGGTCAGTAATCTCATTCTGACAAAATTTGCATTGATAACATTGTCTTTGCTGATCAACTGAGTATGGCCACTCCATGAACTGCCATTCTTTACAAGCTGAACATAAAATAAACCATTCTTTCATATCGGATTTAGCCCAATATTGGTCTATACCGTTTCCAACCACACTAGGATGAGAGAAGTACCAACGCCAACCACCTGCTTCTGCTTGCTGGCGTGTTTCGTATTGGATAATAACCTCTGGATTAGAAGCGTCTATTTCGTCATGCACGTTTAACTGTGAGGAGAACATGGTAGCAGACTTGGTTGTGAATGTACCACGCCAACGAATCATACTATCGCCTATCTTCTTCTGTTCAATTGTGTCATGGTCTTTAGTCCAATTTTGGAATACTTTGTTTTGAGCAATAATACGGTTAATCTTATCGCCCACCATATCAAAGACATCGGACATAGTAGGCAATGTGTAGATGATGTCCTTCTTCAAGAAGCGAGCTACCCATAGAATCTTGATAGTAAACATAACCGTAGCGCCTATCTGGGGAGCTTTCAGGATAGCTTGATATGGACTCATGTCCTCTAGAATATCTTTCAGAAACGGTCTATCACGAAATGATAAAGACAAACCACGCTCACTTTTGATATCCTGTCCCTTAATAAAAAGATACGGATTTACCGCTTCAAGCTCTTCTGGTTTTATATCAAGAGGTTTTTGCTTTAGCATGTTTTATCTTGTTAGCTCGTGTTCTTTTGATATTTCTCTCTTTCTTACAAGGAAAGCAACAAGCTGGAACTTTATTCTTTCGTTCAACGATATCTCCACAATGTTGACAAGGTACTTTAATCATTTTATTTCATCAGCAATTAACTTAGAAGCTATCTCTTTGGCGAGTATAGTCATCTTCTCTCGGTTTTCAGTGTTTACTTCTACATTTACATTCAAAGACTTTTCAGGAGCATACGCACCTTTCAATTTATAAGCCATTTCAAGTCCTTTAGATACTGCTTGCGTCTCTATTCCGTTATCAATCACTTCACCCTCGACAACGATGTTATCCCTCTTATTCAAAAGCTCTATATGCCTTTTGGTGATCAGTTCGTCAGGTATCATATCAGCCAACGACTTTGACACATTAGCAATTTCCTGTTGAATCTTAATTTTTCTTAATAGGTTATGTCCCGTAACAGCAGATACATTATCGTCTTTCTTTTTCAAAACCTTTTTAACAGCCTGAGTAGCATTACCACCATTGAGTACATACTCTTTAGCAAATGCTTTGTCTTTAGGCTTTAGTTTGGTCATTGTTTTTAATTGTCCACCCATTAGGAAACTGCTTATCTAGTCTATCAAGCATTTCACCATAAGTAATCATTTCTTGTTTTAGACTAAGTACAAATAACAATGCTTCATCAGTCATTCTGTGGATCAATTCGATAAAGGCTAATTCAGATTGTCGTATGTAGGTCATTTTGTTGTAAAGAATGTTGAATGTATGTGCTTGTATTTTGTATCACAACCTGTTTTAGAGCATTTCCAACCTTTAGGAGTGGGAATGTAAACTGTTGTCGTGGAATCATCTACGATAGAAGCTAGATCATTCATCATCTTCTGATTCTTTGTCTTTCTTCTTTTTTTTGTTTGGTTCGTATTTGCCATAGAGTTCTTCGTAGTTTTTGTTTGGTGTGCCGTCTTTGTTGAATGGTTGCTGGATATCGGCTTCGTAATACTTTGCTTCTAACTCTAGCCTTCTTAAGAATGTACCTGATAGATTTCTCATCTCACAATTATCACATACTCGCTTTCCGTCTTTATACCGTAGGACTGTTACTTGTTTTCCGCATTGACACTTTAGTTTTCGCATGAAGGTTAGGGTATTTATCTCTCTTACGTCTTGCGGAGTAACGACTATTCTCCTGACCATGCCAGCATTTACGGATTTGACCGACTGATACGATATAGGTTCTTCCGCAATGGCATTTTATTTCTTTGCGCACAAGAGCATGACTTCCTGAATAAAATCTATCTGTTCTCGTACCGCTTCTCCTAATATTTGTTTTATAATTACTCATCTGATTTTGGTGGGACTTTTACAACTGCAATAGTTCCCTTGTTTATCAAACGACCTTTAGCGAATGAGACTGCATTTTCAATCGAACAACGTGTAGCTTTTACTGGATCAATTATACCAGATTTTATCATATCAACATAGGTTTCATTTTCTGCATCAAAGCCTTTTCCTTTTGGCATATTGACTAGAATGTCTGCGTAATCAAGTCCAATGTTATCAATGATTCTCTTGAACGGAGATAGGATAGCTTTTTTCATAATTCTTTCACCGATATCCGTACTAGATAATTTCTGTGATACACGATAGAAAGCCATGCCACCACCTTCAACAATCCCTTCCTCTAAAGCGGATTTAACGGCATTTACAGCGTCTTCAACCTTGTCATAGAGTCCTTGTGTCTCTCCTTCAGTCTTTGAACCGACTGAAATGACGGCCACATTACCCTGCAAACGAGCTATACGCTTCTCTACCATGTCATAATCGTTATCATTGGTGATTGAGCCTAATTGCTGTTTTAGTTGCTTTACGGTTGATTTTACGTTTCCTGCGCCATTAAGAATGATAGTCTTACCACTTGTAGCAATAATCTTTTCAGCTTTACCGAGATTTTCAAGTGTAATTTCTTCTAGTTTATAACCTGCATCTTTTGAAATGAAAGTAGCACCAGTAACTAAAGCTACGTCTTCAAGGACTTCATTTTTCTGTGAAGCACACTTAATTACGAGGGTATTAAACATACCGACTTGCTTGTTATAGGCAAAAGTATTAAGTACGGCTGGGTCTATTTCAGTACAGAAAATAACAAGCTCTTTGATAGTAGCTGAGGCTTTTTCTAGGAATGGCATAAGTTCAGCGATTGTAGATAGTTTCTCGCCGATCACCAGTGTACGAACCCCTTTGAATTCTGCCTTATTACCCTTATTGCACATGAAAGGGTGAACATAGCCTTTTTCTACTTCATAGCCTTCAACGAGTTTAACTTCGGTACTAGGTAGTTTAGATTCTTCAACAGTAATCTTTCCGTCTTTGCCGACTGCTTCAAATGTATCGGTAATAATGTTAGCAATCTCTTCTGATTCAGATGAGACTAAGGCGACTTGATATATTTCTTTTGATGTTCGGATAGGCTTAGCTATCTTTCGCAATTCGTCAATGATTTTAACCTTAGCCTTTTCGATAGATTTGTTTATCTTCTTAGGGTTTTCGGAATACTTAAATGCTTCTGTTGGGATAGCATGGCATAGGCAAATTGTTGTAGTAGTAGCATCTCCTGCTTCTTCATTAGTTTTAGCCGCCGCCTCGCACATAAGGTTAAGTGTTTGACGTTCAGTATCGTCATTAACTTCAAGTGCTTTAGCAACACTAACTCCATCAGTAGTAACACGAGGGACTGAAAAAGCTCGGTCTAGTGTTACTGCTCCACCGCCCGGGCCGAGAGTACAGCAGACGTACTCCTCGACCAAGTCCATAACTCGTATGATTTTCTGGCGATCTTCTATTCCGTTAGAGAGTATTTTCATTTTGATATTGCAACTATTGACTTATAATTTACGAAGAAAAAATTGGCATGTTCTATAACGTGAGACTCTTTTGAAAACAATGCTTTGAGTCCGACTTTTAGATCAGGATTCTTTTCGCTTGCTTCCTTTCCTATTGATAAAATCTGTCCCTCACGCATAACAGTTTCCGTAGAAACAAAACCTTTCGGCTTTTCTTTTGGTAGTTGTACTTGTACAAATTCTCCTGTGGCTTTCATTATTTTTTAGATTTATTAACTTTTTCAGTTTCTAATTTAATAATCTGTGGGCGAGCCTGTATTCCGTTCTTTCCGTAATCCAAGACTGCACCGATATCATAACCATGTTTTACTGTAAGTTTCTTGTAATCTTCAAAAAAGGCGGCGACTTCTTTTTTCTCTTGCTCTTCGATTGATAATTCTGCTGGTTTTATTTTTGTTTCTGACATTGTATTAAAATTATTCTATAAAATTATTCTAATGGCTCTCCTGTTTTCTCTTTCTCTTTTAAACTATCCTTAAACGACTGTTCTTCTTCTGATAATCCTATAATGTACCCTTCACCATGAGGAAGGTGGCTCACGACTTTTGAAGATACTTTATCAACTACTGTGCCGATGTTTTCCTTGTATCTATCAGCAACACCAAGCATGACAATAGCGATAAGTAATCCAATTATAACTCCAAGAGCAAAAGCAATTATTGAAAATAGAAAAATCATTTTATGAAAGTAAAAGTAGGATAAGTCCAAATATAAAAGCTGGCGTAGAAGCGTCAAAGAATCCATAGCATAGTAGTAATATTGCAATGAGTATCATATGTAGTAAATCCATTATACTTAGGCGTACGATTAAAAGCAAGATGACTTTATCCACAAGTTATTAGACTTTTGAAACTTGCGTATGAAAAAAGAAGGTATATAATACTCTCTATGAAAGACGGCATAGTATATTTTTATAATCGAATAACGCCATTTCAAATGTTTTCTTTGCCGTCTACATTTGGAGTGGCTTTGTTTGCTTATAAATATGAATAACGGCAACTGGGTAAAACTTCACAGGCAGATGTTCAGTAATAAGTTATGGCTTTCTGAACCTTTCACCAAAGCACAAGCTTGGGTTGATCTATTTGCTAATGCAAACCACACCGCAGGTAGCTTCTGGGTTAGGGGTAATGAAGTTAACATTTTGCGTGGTCAATTAGGCTGGTCGGAGCTTACAATGGCTCAACGGTGGGGTTGGTCTAGGGATAAAGTGAGACGGTTTCTAAAGTGGTTGGAGAATGAGTCAAATATAAGACAACAGAAAACATCACTAACAACCATAATTACCATAGTAAATTACGATATATATCAATCAGACAAGACAACAGACCATACAGCAGAAAGACAGCAGAAAGACAGCAGACGATACACAAACAAGAATGATAAGAAGGTAAAGAATGATAAGAATACAATAAACACAGGCGAGGAAACCTCGCAAGACGATAAAAAACCTCAATTTACTCCAGAAGGAGCAGAAGTAATAAAAGCCTTAGAAGAAGTTGATCCAAAAAATAAGACCTATTATGCAAACAAGACTCAAAGAGCTAGTGCCGATTTTCTTGTAAATGAATATGGTCTAGAAAAAGTATTAAAAGTCATAAAATTACTTCCAAAATCAAATAACCTAGATTTCTGCCCTATAATTACAAGTCCGTATGAATTGAAAGAGAAATGGGGAAAATTAGCAACACAATTACAAAAAATTAAAAATAATCAACTATTACTAATATGAGCAAAAGATATTTCAAAGTTAAATATGGCTTTTCAATAGCCGACCAAGTTTCAATCGAGGAAAAAGATTTACAAAAAGCTATTTATGCACAGGTTGCTGGTGTTCCTGTTCAACTCAAAAATGCCTACATTAACGGTAGAAACATAATCAGCATTACTCCACACTGGCATAAACATACTGGCTGGAATGAATTTTATGAACCAAAAGACGGAGAAGACTTTAACCAAATCAAACGAGATTGTCCTAACTACGATTGTGTTATTGAAGCCCATAAAAATAAAGTGTTTGAATTGATGAGAAGCGGACAAGTAAAATTGCTTGAATCTGGCGGAGTTCCTATTGAAGAAAGTGAGATATTAAAGTTACGAGACGGTTCAGAATCAAATACACGATTACTTGATGGTGTTGGAAAAGACAAAGCATTATCAGAAGTAAGTAAAAGATTGAGAATTAAATGACCAAAAGAGAAACTTCCATGTTAATACTATCCGCATATAAACTACATTGCAGTAGAAAGCAAAAAGCTCTTAGAATCGCCATGAATAGAATTGATTATAAAAAGTGGTTAAAGGAAATAGGAGAAAAAGATAGTGCTAATAATCGGAAGATATTTAAGAGATCATGGCGTTGTAGAAAAACCTTATCACTTGAGGAGTTTGCAGTTAAAACATTAAAAGAATTACCTGAAATAGATTTATAATATATGGCAAAATCACAAGTACAATTCACGAAAGATAACGAATACTACACACCTAAATCCTTTGTGGATAGGTTCGGTAAGTTTGATTACGATCCTGCAACTACGAGAGAAAAGGCAGAGGAGTTTGGTGTACCTAACTTTGACACGATTGAAACTGACGGACTTTCAAAAGATTGGTCGCAATATAAACGGATATGGATAAATCCTCCATTCACACGAAAACACGAGTTTCTAGCTAAAGCGTGGTTTACTTATCTTAAAGCAAAGAATGAAATCTATATTTTATTTCCTATTGAGTTTATGACTACTGCCAGATTCCATAACGCTGTTGGGGGGGGGCAGAGTCTATGTTCCAAACGGAAGAATTAACTTTGAAAGTGGTCTAGGTAAAACAGGAAAATCCCCTGCTTTCGGAAGTGTGGTAATGAAGTTGCAAGATACATTTGAGATAGAGTTGATAAATAAGTAATTGACATTTTACAAATTCAGCGTTAAACTAGCCTATATGACAAAACCAAAATGGATAGAGAAAGTAAAAAAGAATATTATCAAACACAATAACTCACTTACACCAGAAGAGCGTGTAAAGAGTGCTTCAAAAGCTGGTAGGGCTTCATGGGCTAAATTAACCATTGAACAAAAGGCAGATCGTCTAAGAAAAATGCGTGTTGGTAGGAAATAATATACCCTGTGGATAAGTGGCGTTTGACAGGCGTATATCCTTTTGCTAAGATATCTACATAGGTCGATACATTACAAACATAACAAGCCCGTTCTATTCTATCCCTTACTCCGATTCTTTGAATACTGTACAAAGCCTAAATATCGGTGGGCTTGGGGATAGAATAGAGCCAAAGTAATTATGTCAAAAAAGCAAGTAAAAATGATCGAGGAAGTGTTCCTCTCGGAGGATATTCCAGAGCAACCATTCCTAGATATGCGAGAGATACAAGAAGAAGAAACTAGAATTGAAAAAGAAGAAAGATTAAAAAAGTTTATGGAGTGGATTAGTAAGAAGAAAGTCGCATACGCATAGAGTTCATTGAAAAGTTGATAGGACACTGGGGTGGTGGAATAGGTAAACCTCCCAAAAAGTAATTACCAAAAGTATTCTAAATATCAGTTATTAGGAAATCCCTAACATCTGATACATGAAAAAATTGAACCTGCCGTTGATTAAATGTTCACCCATAACGGTGTACCCAGTGTCCAATCGGGGATGAGCTGTTTATTACTTTACTGAAGGCTCACATGCAAGGTGCAAATCCTTGTCCCCAGTGTCCTATCAACTTTCGAAACCTACCCAGTTACTAGATAATTAAAAATCTATTAACTAAAAATTATGACAAATATAAATCGTGATAGTGAGGGAAAGTTTACAAGTTCAAAGTGGTTCGTTACAAAGTTTCTAGGATTGCCAGTGTTGTTCGTAATAGTCGGAGTTGGTTTAGCGATGTATTATCAGCACCAGCACCCAAACATTATTACTAACACAATAGAAAAAGACATTTCACCAGAAATGTATGCACAGAAAATTGATAGTCTTGAAAAGAATCTAGTCGAGCAAGTTCGTTCATGTGAAAGTGAGGGTTTTAAAGAATCAGACGGACTAGTAACATATGATCCAAAGTTAGGCGGAAAGAATGATGATAAAGCTATGAGTTACGGCACATTACAGTTTAAGAAAGCAACAGTTATCTATTACGAAAAGACTTTATTTAATAAAGTAGTAACAGGTAAAGAAGCGATTTTGATAGCCTTAGATTACCAGCAGTCTGGTGAATTAGCACAAGCAATCATGTTTCAAAGCAAAAATATGGCAACTGATTGGATCAACTGCTCAACTCGCTTAAATCTTAACGTGATGATACAAGCAATTAAAAAAATAAAATAATGCCAATCACACAATAACAAGTAAACGAAGCAATCAAAGAGCTTGGAGAAGCTATGACTGAAAGTGTTGAAGCTCAAAAGGCAGAGGAAAACGCTAAACTCCGCAGAATCAAAGCACACAAGAGATTATTATTAGCAAAGGGAGTAGTCGCATCATTAAAGTTTAATTTATAATTTATGACAAAAGAAATTGCAGTAAACAAAGAAACACAAGAAGTAGAAAGTCTAATAGGTCAAGCAATCTCAAAAGGTGCTTCTATCGAGACACTTGAAAAGCTCCTTGCAATGCGTAAGGAGTTGAAAGCAGAACAGGCTCGTGAGGCTTTTACAGATGCGATTGCTACATTCCAGTCAGAATGTCCAGTAATTAAAAAGGAGAAGAAAGTTATGAATAAAGACGGCAAGTCTATTCGTTACAAGTATGCTCCGCTTGATTCAATCGTTTCGCAGGTTCAGAAACCACTTGCAGAGGCAGGGTTGTCATACTCTTTCGATGAAAAGAAAGATGATAAGAGTATCACAGCTATCTGTAAGATTACCCACAAGCTCGGACATTCAGAAATTAGTTCATTCCAAATTCCTATCGGTGCAGAGGAGTATATGTCTGATCCGCAGAAACATGGTGCGAGAATTACTTTTGCAAAGCGTTATGCCTTTTGTAATGCCCTCGGTATTTTGACTGGTGACGAAGATTCAGATGCCACAGAGGACAAGAAATCAAACGAAAAGATTGAGGCACTCAAACCAAAGATTGAAGAAATAACTAATCTTGAAGACCTTAAAAAGCTCTACGAAGAACACAAAGGTCTAGGAAATGAGTTTGCAAGTCTTATTACAGCCCAAAAGAAGTTTATCATCGAGGCTAACAAAGAATAGTATGAAGATTCATCAAGTCGAACAGAATACTCCTGAATGGCACGCATTACGCCTACAGTACCCTCTAACCGCTTCTGAGGCACAGGCTATAGGAAATCAAGGAAAAGGTCTTGAAACTCTTGTAATGGAGAAAATGGCTCAAAAGTACAGTAGCGCAGATCGTGAGCAATATACCAACAAAGACTTAGAGCGTGGTATTGAGCTTGAACCACAAGCTAGAAGCCTCTATGAGCTTGAAACTGGTAATACTGTTGAAGTCGTAGGATTTGTTACTAATCCTAAAGTATCGAATGTAGCAGGTTGTAGTCCTGATGGTGTAGTACAAACTGACGGACTAGTTGAAATAAAGTGCTTCGATGATACTAAACATTTTGAAATGACACTCGAAGAAGACTTTAAGATTGAGAGTAAATACATGTGGCAAATGCAAATGCAAATGCTTATATGTAATACGGCTTGGTGCGACTTTGTAGCCTATAACCCTAACTACAAGAAATATTTACTTATCAAGCGTATCGGAGTTGATTTGGTAATGCGAGAGAAGATAAAGACAGGTCTAGTAATAGGAGAGAAACTTATTAACGAAATTGAATCAAAAATAAAATGACTACAGAATTTGTAATTAAATTTGACTATACACTAGAAGCTTTGCAAGCCATTGCAAAGGAATCGGAACACGTAGACCTATCAGACATCGAAGCCGTCAAAGAAGAGCATAAGAAGTTTGTGAAGATACGCACAACAATCAAGAAACAAGAAAAAGAAATGGTAGACGGTGCAAATGACTTTCGTAGTAAAGTATTCGATAAACGTAACGAATATCTCGCAATAACTGAACCAGTCGAGAAGAAGTTTAAGGATATTCTTGATGCAGAGGAATTCAAAAATACTATGGAAATCCGTAGATCACTTTTGGCAGGTAAAAAACAGTCACTTGCTTCACTAGATATTTCACCAGTGTCAGATGATTTCATTTTGACACTTGATGACACACAATGGGTTGCTTTCTTCCAAGAAAAGATTGCTGAAAACACTTCTAATATTGCAAAGAAAGAAGCTGAAAAGAAACGTGAGGCTGACCAAAAGGTAAGAGAGGAACGAATCAAGAAAGAAATGGTTGAAAAGGCAGAAATAGAAAAGAAACAGGCTTTGGCTAAGGCTGAAAAAGACAAGGTTGATGCCATAGCAAAGGTAAAGCGTGAGGCACAAGAAAAGGTCGAAAAAGAAAAGCGTGACAAGGAGTTAGCAGAAAAGAAAGAGGCAGAGGCACAAGCAAAATTAGAAGCTAGCAAAAAATATCAGAAGTTTCTTGCAGACAACAATTATAATCAAAAAACTGATATAATTGTAGAAACAAGTATCTATAGATTAGTAGCAACATTTAAGAAATAAACATGGACAAAATCTCAATAAAAATTGATGTTTCAAAAATAGACAAGTCAAAGATAACTTCTCGTACTTTTACTACAAAAGATGGAAAAGAAATCACAGTTAGAGAAATTGCACTTGATATAGTGCCAGTCAAAGAAGCAAAGTTACTTAAAGAAGGCGATACATACCAATTATGGAAAACTCATTTTTTAACTATCCCCCAGACAAAAGAAGATAGAGAAAACAAAGTTAAATCGGTAATTCTTGGTGATGGAATAATGTTTAAGGACAAACAAGCTCCACAAGGAGAATTATCAGCAGATATTCCAGCAGACGAAATTCCGTTTTAATTTAAAACCATGTCTCACTTTGACGAAATAAAATCCAAGCTACAGCAATATCCTCTTGCAAGAGAACGCAAAAATAAAAACGTCTTTATTGCTCGATTACTTCTAAATAAGTTTTCATCTCGCTTACAAACTGGAATAGATGAAAAGCTCATGGAGGATATTATAGTTACTGGTGCAAGTTACGATAGAAACTTTAGACAGGTTTTACAGGAATGTCCTGAACTTCGTGGCTCGGATTATTCGGATAAGCAGTCGTTGGAAGAAGATAAAATGTTACAATTAGGCTATCAACCTAAAATTAAGGAGGATAAAATTATCAAAGACATAGCTAAGCCTTATAAAGAATAAAATGGTGAACGCAAAAAAAAGGGTAATGCAGGAGAAAATCAATTTGCCACTTTCTTGCGTTCACATGGATTCAAGGCTTTCAGAGATAGTGCTAGTGGCGGATCAACACATAAATCAGATATCGTTAATGGTTTGGATTACTCAATGGAAGTTAAGACTGTTAAAAAATTGAACCTAAAAGAATGTTGGAGACAGGTTACACGAGATTCTTCTATAGCTCATAATTCACCATTACTTGCAATTCACCTAGATGGTATGCCTGAAAATGAGTGGATTATAGGATTACACTCAAACGATTGGGTAGAACTAGAAAAAACTGCTCGTCAAAAGCCTAAAATTGAGGATAACCGAGCAGAAACACACCAGTACGATAGGAATACCATATATGCCTTACAACAGCTTAAATCGCAAATAAACAGGGTTTCTAAATTACTTGAAGATGAAAACCAATAAATACAATCCTTCATATACCTCACAAGTCTTTCTCGGCAAAGTCGGTTTAGATGGAGTTACAAAAAAAGTAGCTTTAAATGCACCAAAACTATACCAACATTTCTTAAACGAACAGACTAAAGTCGGAGATGAAGTAGCTATGTATATTACAAGTAAAAGACCAAAAAGAAGTTTGTTACAAAATAATTACTATGCGTTGTATCTATCGCTAATTTCAACGGCTAGTGGTTATACACCAAAAGAATTACGTGCATGGGCAAAAGGTAAGTTTCTATCACAAGGTATTAAAGAAATATATGGAGAAAAGACACGTATTGTAGATAGTTCAGTTGATCTAAGAATTGGTGAGTTCTGTGAGTTTCTTTGCCAGATAGAAGAAGCGACAGAAATACCATGTCCTAAAACCGACCCATTCTTGAAAGCTCTCACACAGGAGGAGTATAATGATCTAAAAGAATCTCAAAAGCGTGCTTACTCAAAAATGAAAGCTAAAATTATAATTAACTCGCCATGCCCGGCATCTCCCACAAACTAATCCTCGTCAGTAACTTCTATAAGAAAGGCAAACCCAGTACCAAGTCTTTCTCTGACGGTGAATGGCGAATTGAAAAGGTCTGTAAGGTGTGTGGAATTAAATGGAACTACGCCCTCTCCTCAATCGCCGAGTTTATTAAATTAAAGAAATAACATGCCCAACCCAAAAACAATAGCATATCAGGAGATGATGAAGGAGTTTGATAAGGGATTTCCTTTAGACTTTTGGGCAACAGAAAATTGTTTTTCTAACCCGACTGAACTTGAGTTTATCCAATGGCAAGATAGCCAGACAAAAAGGGCGAATCTCCACATTGAGAGAATGAAGTCTTTTATTCGTTCCTCCTACCTCTACCAGCTTGAAGAAGAGGTTAAGAGGTTGAGGAATAAAGAAAAAGATGAAAATACTTGGTATTGCTGTAAAAAGTGTTGTTCTGCTTTAGGTTGTACTGATGTCGTCTGCTGGTGTCATAGTGGATTTAATGACCATATAAAAAGTCAAAAAGCACCATTTCCTTTCAGAGAAAATCAAGCTATCAAATCCGAAATCGCCCTCTGTGAAGAAGCCATTAAAGAGATAAAAACATTACAATAATATGTTCAAAGATTTACCTGAAGGCACTACACACTTCTACGGAGATTCTTGCTCTCCACCTCACCGATGTCCCAGAGGAACGTGTGTGCGAGCGTATAACGGAGTATGTAAGGTGTGTAATCAGGATATGAGAGAAGATTGTGAACATGCCAGAGATAGCAATATGTGTGATAGGTGTTCGATTATTAAGAGTGAGTAGAACATTAAAATGTAGTTGAGAGAGGGCTGTGGTGGCGGAATAGGTAGACGCATAGACTATGACAATGGACTATGTAACTTCAAGCATTACATGCAAGGTGACTATACGAGTAATCCGTCATACAGTGAAAGTCTGTTCACACGGTGCTCGTCAAATCCTTGCCCACAGCACCCCTCTCCGCTACTAACATTATAAATTAAATAAAAAGATGTATGAAAATTAAAGCATATGCAGTGGTTACAGATGATGGTTTTATTCCTGATTTTTCAAACGGAATAATGAAAGATGTTTACCAGATACATTCAACAAAAAAATCAGCGGATAATTTCTGTAAGGAGGTCGGTAAAGGCTGGAAAGTTGTATCTGTTTTGATTACTAAAGAAGTCCTCCCCAACTAACTCGTAAATATATATGAAAAAAATAAAAACAATTTTTGAAAGAAACTGGGATAGTGACGGTAAAATTAAAAATGAACCATGTGTAGGTTTTCGTGCGGATACTTTGAAAGAGGCTATTGCCACAGAGAAATTAGACGGTACAAATATCAGAGTAACTGTACGAAATCATATTGTTGTACGAGTAGAGAAAAGACGCAATCCGTCTCGTCTCGAAAAAGCAAAAGGTATCATTGAACCATGGTATATTGATGCAAGTGAATCAAGTGAAGACAAATATATTATGGCGTGCGTTAAAGGTACTGATTTTTCAGATATTCCTGATGGCGAATGGAGTGGCGAAGCACTTGGATTAAATATCCAAGGAAATCCATTAAAGTTGGATAAAAATGTTGTAGTATTCTTCACCCTCAATCAAGCACCTATATTTGAAAATGTACCGATTACTTTTGATGAATTAAAAGAATGGTTGCCAAAACAAAAAAGTAAGTACGGAAATGACTGTGGTATCGAAGGGATTGTATGGCATTGTCCTAATGGAGATATGTATAAAATTAAGACTAAGGATTTTCTTTAATCCCCCTCACCCCTATAAACAAATGAAAGAATACAATCGTACAACAAAGAGATGGGAAGAACCAGATAAGAATGGCTCACTTAAGAAACCTGAAACATGTAAAGGTAAAAAACCTCATGACTTCGTGTTACTTATTCCCCAGTATATAAACAGGCAACATTTACCGTTTAGCAAAGACCAAGTTGAGGAGTATTATGCTATTGAAGATGAACGAAAAATGATGAATGAAGTTCTTGATGATAAATTGATGAGACTTGGAATAAATCAGCGACACTATGGCGGAAGATGTACCAGATACTATGTTTGCTCAGTGTGTGGAAAGAACAAGTATGAACAATCCCCTACACCCAAAGAGTAAGATATGGTAGAATGAGAGTGCCAACGACTTTGGTACTGCCCGTGGATACGGTCGCAGACGTGTGAAACAGCATTTAATTTAATGGTAGAATCTCGACTTTTAGAGACGAGTATGAGGTGTTCGATTCCCTCAGTGCTGTAAAATAGTAGAATTGCTCCCTGTAGGTTTCTTGTCTATGACGGAGTAAAGAAAACACTCGGCTCATAAATGGGTCGGGTGTTTTTGATTGGGTGGCGTTACCGCCTGAAAGCCGAGAAAGTTATTCACAATCAGATAGTAGGTCGCAATAGGCAACTTTAATCTGTAAGGGATTCGTTTCTCAATTTTGTTATGACACTCTCTACAAAGGTCAATCGTAGCTCGTGAACCACGAAACAGCCTTTTGGGGCAAATATGGTGTCTTGTAAACTGAACCTCATCGTAAGAACGCCGACATTTCGGACAATGGTTACGATGGCGCATACTAATCCCTTTCTGGTTGAGGGTTTTGGAAATGATTTTGACTCATCTCCTGTTCTTGTAGTCGCTTCACAAAAGCAAGCGATACACATTCTTCAGAGCAATAGTGGCCGTGCTCGTTGACGATAGGAATTGCGTAGAAGTGTTCCCCACACTCATGGCACACGAAGTGGTGCTTGAATTTCATCTAGTCCTCCTTCAAAAATAAAAGTTAAAGGGTAGTCATGTTCCACAAGGGCATCTAAGTCCTTGTCCAATTGTTCATCGCACTTTTGGCGCAATAAACTGCAACTAGTCTGACAACAGTAACGTTGAATACAATTTGAGCATATAGATTTCATGGTACCTCCATATATATTATATCATATAAAAAACTCCCCAATTGAAGGAGTCTTTTATACTGCTCTAACTTTCTTAGTATACTACTTAACGAAACCAGTTGGAAGTCCGTTACTGAAGTCGTTAATCGCACCAATAACCTGTTTAAGAACTAGACCTACTATAACAACCTCACTATCATTTAACCCCAAAGTACTAACACTTTGGAGGAAGTAGTTAAGGATGGCTACGGCACCAATACAAAGAGCGTGGTAGACGATAGATAGGAAACGTGGACTCTTTAGAAAAGATACGATTGTTGACATATAATTTGATTAAGCTGATATGTATATATTATACCACTTAAGGAAAAGACTGGGAAACCCAGCATAGTCCTTAAAAGGTTTGTAATGTAATTATTGTTAACATTACAAGAAGTTTGAGATACCAGCATAATCGTATATAGTCGACTCTGAAGACGATACAATATAAAAAGTGTTCGACCAGAGTACTGCCATAAAAAAGGTTTAACGTGCATCCCAGAGTTTGTCTAGTACGTTTCGTGCGAGGGGCACGCCCCCGACTGATAAATCCTAGTTACCAAGGTGCCGTTGTAAGGGATTGATTATAAAGGTACGAATATATTATACCATTATTTATTTTGCAAGTGTACTACCTATAGGAGTATTAGGATATGGAAGTGGTTTACCAGTAAGCCAAGCGGCAACATTATTCCAGAACATCTGCCAATTAGATGTATTATTTAGTAATGGTATAGGAGTTATATCAGATTGAGTAGTAGTTACTGGCTGGATTGAAACACGAGTAATTAAAGGTATGAAGTAATCAGCTGAAAGTTGCTTAAGTGAAGGCTGGTAACTATCGTAAATATAGAACGGAAAAGCTGAAGTGGGGTCAAACTTATACAATTCTACAGAGTGTTGAGGAGTAGTGTTACCTACTGGATATTTAACGTACTGTTGATTCCATGAACCATCTTGGGGTACAGGAATACCAATCTGCACAGAACCTTCTTTGAGATAGGTTTGAAGATAAACACTTATATCTTTGATATATCCACCATTAACAGTTTCAGCTTGAATGTTAAATCTTTTAGCGAACTGTTGTCCCAATGTTTCCATTGGAAGAGTTATCTTGTTTATATTGAAATAGTCGTTATCGAATTGATCTTGAGTAATCCACTTATAGGCATCTTGAGCATTATAATCCAATAAAGAGTTAGGTATTAATCCAGCACCAGCACTACCACAGATATCCCAAAAGTTCTGTTGATAGTTACCTTTATTTGTAACACCACTTAGAATAGCAACCCATTCACGAGAAAGATAATAGTCTCCAGTTGAATCCTTGAAACCGTTAGTGTTCAACCAGTTTAGAGTATCTTGAGGTATAAGACCTAGTTTCTCTAACATACAGAGTCTTGTTTCAGCTAATTCCGTAGCAGAGAAATCCCAACAACAATCTGTATCATAATTACCAAATCTTTGCCCTTCAAAAGTTCCGAAGTAAGGAGAACTGTCACCAGATTCAATTAGTGGGTTATAAGGTATATCTGACTGTAATAACCCTTTAACCTTAGCTTTGAACTTTAGAAAAGGTAAATTCATTTTGATGTTGAGCCAATATGAGTTGATAATACTTGCTGTGTTTCAATAACTTGATATGAGAGGAATCCAAGAATAGGAAGAACTATTGCTAATAGAACTGCTACTGCTCCTTTGGCAATTTTAGTCCAGTCAGCAATAGGGTCAAATTCATCCCTAACAATACACTTTCCTTCTAAGGCTGTAACACGGCCATTAGTCTTCTTTGCTTGTTCTCTAGTTTCGATAGCAATTTCCCTCACTTCATGAATGGCGGCTAGAATTACTTTTAATTTTTCGTCAATCAATTCTCTGGAGTAAGGGTCGGATTGCATGGCTATTTCGCTTCTTCAGCTGGCTTAGGATTAATAATACCATCAATAATCTTTGCACACTCCTTCATGGCTTCGTGTTGCTCGGCTGTTAAAGGGGCGAGACGTGATGCGTTATAGAGGTTTATGAGGGCTTGTTGTGGAGTCATGTTATTTTGTTGGTGCGTTTGATAATGCTTCCTGTGCTGTAGCCAATGTCGCCTGTGCTGTAGCTAACTGTTGTGTAGCGATAGCGTGGTTCGCATTGTACTGTGCAGTGGCGAAAGCTTGGGTTGAATCTAACTGTGCGATACGAGCTGTAGCTACTGTGACTGCATTAGTAGCGTTGGTAACTGCGAGTTGTAATTGTGTGTTGTTCATAGTTTTTTTATTATGATTAAATTATACCACAAGTTTATACTCTTTCGGTAGGGAGTCTGTTGATAATTAAATAATTGTGTTCCATGCACCATTAAGATACATCTTAAAATGACTAGGTGATGAGCTATTATCGACATATGCCATCCCCTCTCTTGGATTAGTTGGTGTTGGACTTGGGACTAAAGTAAATGATGTCAAGATTGTCATTGCACCATTTACTTGGGCTTTATCTGTTGAATCGGTAGTTACTGCGTAAGGGCTTATGTGGTCTGGTGAGAATGTTCCACTTGTCCAACCTACACCATCTCCAAAATCATTTGCTGTAAGGACATCACCGACATCTTTATAATAACCATTTGTTGTATTCTGAATGACGTAGCCTGTAGCATCTGTGCCTGTTGACCAAGTAAGGTCTACATAGAAGTTACTGCCACTGTAATCACTAACAGTTGTACTTGTTCCAGCAGAAGAATCGTAGAATCTTGAACCTGATATGTCTCGGTATGACCAAATTGTATAACCGACATCTTGGTTGTTAAATACGCCAGGAGTAATTGTTGAGTTATAAGTGATTGATTGTGTGTAATCCACTCCACTTGTGGCATCTGTGACTGCACCAGTTGAATAATCGATCGTCGCCATTATGCCGTTAATCCCGTAATGATAGCTGATTGAGCTTATCTGGTCGTTCTGTGAGCTTGAGAAAAAACCTGTGCTGTAGTTTATCGTTCCAATAACACCTGTGTAGCCATAATAATAGGTTATAGAAGAAATCTGGTCGGAGATACTATGAGTCACCGCACCAGTTGAATAATCAATCGTTGCAATCGTTCCTACATAGCCGTAAGAATAACCTATATATGTGATAGGGTCTACTCCACCTGTATTATCAGAAACGTGTCCTGTAGAGTAATCAATATAAGCAATAGGGTTTGAGATTGAAAAGGTATAACCGATTGCGGTTGTTGAAATAAATCCTCCAGAGTTGTCGGTAACCGCACCAGTTGTGTAGTCGATGTAAGCAATAGGATTAGGAAATGTATAATGATAACCAATTCCAAGAACCTGTATCGTTCCACCTGATACGTCTGTATATGCACCAGTAGCGTAATCTATCGTTCCTATTACTGTACTTCCAATATCTTCATAAACATTTCCTGCACCATCATCATAAATGTTAGCACCATTATCTGCACTTCCAGAGATGGAGTAAGTTGCAATAGGATAATAGTATGTATTGAAACTGTAAGTAGATGGACTTTCACCTACACCATAATAAGTATTAGAGTCAACAAGATTTCCACTACCATCATCATAAAAATAATTTCAAAAATTATCTGTACCTGAAACTGTACCTGGTGTTATGTTTCCGTGAGAAAGAGTATAGCTTGAAGAATAAGGATATTCAGTCGGAGAATTGGTGGTCTGTGTCGTGTTTAAATTTCCGACTCCATCATCAGTAACACTACCACCAAAAGAATCATTACCCCCTATTGAGCCTGGAATAATTGGAGTATTAGGTAAGTCAAAATCAGCCGAACTTGGATAGTATGAAGTTGACTGTGCGGTGGATACTCCGATGTTTCCACTTCCGTCATCAGAAATTGTCGCACCATAATAATCTGTGCCACCAATAGAACTCGGTGCAACAGGGTATTGTGAAGTATTAAAATCTAATGTTGAAGGATACTCTGTACTACCAGTCGTCTGAAAATCTGAACTTATTTCACCAGTAGAACTATTCTCGGAAATACTTACATTATAAGCATCATAACCAATAATTGTTCCCGGTATAACAGGAGATTGTGAAGTGCTGAAATTAAGTGATGTAGGGCTGTCAGTTTTGTCTTGTGCAGCAACAATTAAGTGCCCTGAACCATCATCAGTAAAATTTGCACCAAATCCGTCTACACCTGTAATCGCTCCAATGTCTACTGGGTAGAGAGAAGTGTTGTAGTATGAAGAACTTGGAGTATCGGTTTGATGTCTTGTAATAGTTGTTCCTGTAGTACCACTAGGAGATGTGCTACCGACTGTATAAGTACCTATAACGACTTGAACTGGAGTCTTTGTATTGATAAGAGTTTGACCTCCATTATCAAGAACATTATGACCAGAGGTTACATTACCAGTGTTTCCACCTATACTAAAAATGTTGCTATTAACGAATATAAAACTTCCTGAACCGTTATTTCCTGCCGCTGGAGTAAGAATGAAATCACCACCATAAGATGAACCACCTGCCATGAAAATAGAAGCAGGGGTAAAAGTGTACCCTTCCCCATTGTTACTGTATCCACCGCTTAAAGTCAGACTTCCACCAGCACCATAGGCAGTTGTATTTGTACCTCCTTTAATGACTATATTATGATTATTTCCTGCGCCTGAACCTTGGTCAATGTTAAGGTCTCCATTAGGATTAGAGAGTGTACCTTGGTGGTCAATAGTGAAGTTATTATTGAAATTGAATCCATGAAAGACAGATGAGTATCCAGCACCAGTCTCAAATAACATATAACCTGCACCTTGATATCCGCCTCCATACAAAGTAATCTTTGCGCCTTTAGAAAGTCCACTACCTGAAAAGTTATGTGAGTCACCAGCTTTCAAGACGAATTGACCACCAGTTGCGTCGGCAGCAGTAGAGGTAACGTCTTGGGCTTTCATTGAATAACCTCTACCATTTAATCCAGGTGTACCTACGTTCTGGTCTAGTTTAAGGTCGCCTGTAGAGTCGTATAGGTTATGTCCATTGGCGTTATGGTCTACTGTCCAAGGGGTGTCGGAACCTCCACCAGTATTAATGGCATCAAAGTTTCCTGTAAATGGATTGAAGATGTATTTTATAGACATAGTTTATGTTTTTACAATCGATGTCATTACTGATTTAGTCGAGTCAGTATATGAGATCGTTATTGTTCCAACTGTTGTTCCGCTTATTCCTCCTATTTTATATACATATACATCAGCAGTAGAACCCGAATAATCAGGAACGATAGTATCGTATGGTGGTATAGCAAAACCAGTAGCAGGATTTATTATCGTGCCGTTTGCATTTTCTATTTTGGTGGGTACTCCACCTTGTGATACACCAGGTTCTATCATAAATTTAAGAATGAAGTTAATCTCGAAGCCTCTGCACCGACTTTTGCAGGTATTCCATAAGCGGATTTTCCAAGAGCGTTTATAACACCTTGTTTCCCTTGAATCATATTTCTTCCTGCTTTTACAGGATTAGCTATATACTTTTTGGCTATATTTTTTCCTGCACCAAGAGCCTGCATAGTAGCACTTCCACCCCCATGTCCTTGTGCTTCTTCAAGCATTTTTTCAAGTAATGTTTTATCAGCATCACTTCCCACACTTTGAATAGCATGTTTAGCGATAACAGCATGTTTAACTAAATCTATACCAGTAGCACTTTTTAGCTTATTAAAGAAATCCTGAACATCTCCACTCTTATCACCAGAAAATACTCTACGCATTAACAATTCTCCCTTTTGAAGATTTTTACCTGCCATATTGCTTATTTCATTTTGCAAATCCTTTAAGGCACTAAACTTATCGTTAGCTTTTGCAAGTTCAGGAGAACTATCACGAATAATATCATTCAAGTTTCCAGCAGTATGTTTTATCAAGCCTTCAAGTGGATCATTTGTATGTCCATAGATATCAGATTTTGAATGGTCTACCAAATTATTTAGATTACTCATAACTTCAGTAGCATTTTTTGTAGTACCACCTGATGTGTGTAAATCACTTAACTGTTGAGCTATTTTAGTTATACGAGAAACGTCAGCAGGAGAAGTGTCTATCATACTTCCAGCAACTTTTTTAGCAATTATTTTTCCATTTTTACCAGTATATAAATTGATTCCATACTTGTCCTGTGCATCTTTCCATAGAGAATTACCGACTGTAGTTAATGGTTTTAGTGGCACATTTGCAGAAGCTTCTTTAGCTGCACCTACAGCTTGACCAGCTAAGTCAGTTTTCTTTTGAACTACTTGTGCTGCCTTGTCTACATGATCTGCTGCAGTAGTTAATGGAGAAGGCGCACGCAAATCCCCTGCATGAGTTTTAGCTGCGTTTATATATTGGTCATATAATGCGACATCTTTTGGATCACCTTTAGTTCCTAACTTAGTCAGTTCATTTTCTATCTGGGGACTTATGTCAGTCAGACTTTTTACACCCTTACTTATAAGACCTGTAACAGCAGGCGCAGCTCCGCCTAAGAATGAACCCAATATGGTATTGGTATTTGGTGTAAGTGATTCACCTAAATCTTTACCTTGTGAAAGGTTAGAAGCTACTCCAGCACCATAACCAACTCCAGCACCTTTTACGATAGGGTTAGCAGTCTTTATTCCTTGATATAGCTTAGAAGCTAAATCTGTGCCTTCAGAGACCTTAGAAAGTGCGCCTGCGCCTTCTACAAGAGCTTTACCACCTCTTAGTGCCTCTCCTGCTTCTCCTAGTCCTGGAATGAATGGTAGGGCAGAAAGAGCTGTATCACCAACCTGTTGCAATACTGTTTTTTTACTTTTACCTGAAATATCATCTGCTATGTCTCCAACGATAGGAAATAGGAAGTTACCTACACCTTTAATTATTCCCATTCCGTTATCATAGTTCTCGGAACTACCACCACCTTGTCCCTGTTTAGAATTTGCTAAACTGAAAGTCGCAACAGGTGGCATACCTGTATCATTTTTAGAAGTTGTATCTACTGGAGACGATTGCCCTTGTTGTTTCGTATTCGGTAGACTGAATTGTGCAACTGGAGGCATATTATTTATATTATTAAATTCCTAACTGTTGTTTATAAGTTTGAACCTTTTGATATGTTGGAGCGACTATTAAAGCGTGTGCATCTGCCGACAACTGATTCAAGGCGGCAATTATTGTACTTGCTGAAGAATTAGGATTTAGAGCTGCTAGAGCGTCTTGATCTGCTTTACTTGGTGTTACACCAGCAGAACCTAATATATCTTGATACGAAGCCTGTGCGTTTCCTATTGCCGTAATGAATTTCTGATAGTCAGGATTTGATAAATGTCCTTGAAGTGTATTTATAGCTGCGTTTGCGTCAGTTAATGCGCCAGTATTTGCGTAATTAGATAAGGTACTTTCTACCTGACCTGAAATACCTGTGAGAGCTGTATATTTAGCTACATTGTCGTTATATTCTTGATTAGCGGCAGTATAACCAGTATTAGCGGCATTAGTCTTAGCTGTTCCTTGTGTCTCTACATTAGAAGCAGTTGAGGCACTTTGAGCAGCAGAAACGACTGGGTTATAATTTGGATTTATAGACTTAGCCATTTCATTCATTTGAGCGTTTAGTACAGCATTTCCAGTTATTGAAGAAGGGACTTGCGATATTTGTCCATTAGCTGCCATTTGTGCATATGATTGTAGAGTTGCATAGAACGGATCACTAGGAGATATACCTGAACCTGTCGAAGCCGCACCAGCACCACCGGTAGGATTTTCAGGAGTAACTACAGGAGGGGTATAAACACCTTGACCGAATCCAACTACTTCAGGAGCAGAAGCTACTGGCTGTCCTGTGTATGGATTGACATTAACTCCACCAGGAGATACAGGAGTCTGAGTATATCCTTTCTCTAATTGACTCTCTCTATTGCCAAAACCTGATTGCAAAGCTGACATTTCAAGACCGAGATTTCCTTCTTCCTGTGCAGTCTTCATAGCATTGAAACTTCCTGCGCCAGTTTGATTATTGAAGAAGTCTCCAGTTGTAGGACTAGCTATAGCATTTCCGTATTCGTCTATAATAAACTTATTTTGGTTGCCTTGTATATTAGCTTCTTGACCAGCCACATTTTCTATGTTTGCGTTTATTGCTGAAAGTTCAGGGTCATTTAACATGGCGTTACCAGTATTTGCAGGATTCGTAGGAGTAGTTACAGGTGGAGTTACAACAGGTGTTGTTGGAGTAGTTGTACCAATTCCATAGCCTAAAGAACCTGCACCAGTATTAGGTGTTCCACTCCCTGTTGGTTGAGGAGAATTAGCTACTTTTGGAGCATATAAACCATTAGTAGAAATATTCGTATTATAATCAGTAGGTTTTACCTGTCCGTAAAGTTGGCTAACTAAATCATTACTTTTTGCACCAGAAGAAATGACGTTTGATTGTGCAGAAGTATTTGCAGGATTTTTGACAGAAGTTGAGCCAGCCACTTTAGACGGATCAGTTTGTCCGACTGGAGTAGGTGTATTTACTGGACTACTGGTATTTCCTTGTCCAAAAGAAAGCATACTGGAAAGATTAAAAGGTTGATTTATTTGGTTTAGTCCTGCATTTATGTTTGGTATTGCCATGTTATTATTTATTATTAAGAAGCTACTACTTCAGGTTTTTCGACTATTTGTACCTGTTCTAATTCATCGTTTCCGAGGAATTGCATACAGACTTTCATCTGTATCTTAGTGTCATTATTATTTATAGGAAAAGAAAACTTGGAAAACTGTGGTTTGAGAGTTGTAGTTGGTGTTATTGTACCAAGTTTAATCCAATGTGTAAAACGAGCTGTCGCTGTACCTGTCCCCACCCCTGTGAATGTGTCGTCTAACGTAATTGTAAGACCACTATTTGTTATCGCTGTTATATGTGCCGACTTTCCGCCCCCATATCCTTGTACAATTTCGACCTCATCACCAACTGCATAACCTGCGGTTATTACAGAAGTAGATGCTGTAAAAGAAGATGTATTTATCCATGTGATTGATTTCTCTGTCGGTATATCTATGATCGATCGGTATTTCAATACAATCTCATCAGAACTATCCAGCAATTTTCCGTATCGTGCATATACCAGTCCCCACATACTTTCTATGGTTTGTGAGTACATTTCTGGAGTTATTATATAACCCCATTTTTGTGTCGTATTCAATGAGTCGTTTGTATATATTCCTTTGGTTGATATTGCAGAACCACCCCACAACAAAGTACCTGACCATGCAGGTGAATTGGTATCAGAATAAACATTTGCGTCAACCAAAGCCCCTGCTGATCCTACTGTGGTTGGTGACACATACACTTGACCATAATCCGTTATCGTGGTTGTACCCACTGATGTATTTGACGATGAAGTTTTATGATATAGGCCAACGGCTGGGTCATACTCCCATATTCCTGATGGGCAATAAGGTTCGATAGGCACACCGTATCGTAGTTGGTTATTTATTGAAATGTTTATACGACCCCATGATACTGTCATTCCATTTGGATGAATCCATCTTAGATTTGTTAGTGTGTCAGAAGAGTACAACATATTTCTGTTATAGAGTGGCAAGCGTGCAATTTCTTCAAAAGTAGTACCGTTGTAATGCATCAAAAATCCTCGTGCATCCATAATGTAAGGAATATCATCCATAACAACACACGACAGAGCACCGATAGACTTCAATTCAATTTGCTTATCAAAAATCGATGGACTAGTACCATCCCAGACATAAACATAACCCTTACCACCGTTTGAATTAGTAGTGCCTATAAATATTCTATTTTGAGCGACTCGCATAAATGTGATACTAGACCCGATACTATTATTTGCAGTATTGACTGTTATAGTATTCTGTGTACCTATTGTTGCCACTGTATTAGATAAATCCCATGAAATTATGTTCACATAGTTATCAGTACAATACATCCTGTTGTTGTATACACAAAGCATGTGAGGTGATCCATTTGTAAATGATGGAGTAAAACTTCCCCATGAACTACCAGTAAAGAAATACACATTTGAACTACCGCCAGTAAAATACAGATTTTTATTGAACACCTCCAAGTCCGAGGTTCCAAGAGCACCAGTAGCCGGTGTTCCGCTTGTAGCATCTTTCGTAAATGTTGACGATGGATTAAGAGTAGAACTAAGGTATAAGTATGAACCAGCAATCGCAGCCCAACATGCAGTACCTCCAACTTGAAACACCTTTATTGCAGGTGGAATATCAGTTGTCGCAGTGTTCAACATGCCTCGTGGTGATACTCGTATCTTTCCTTTGTTAGAATATAAATCGCAATTAAAAGTACCGACAAAATCACCTAACACTGTAGATGTATTTAATTGAAGAATATCAACATTTTCTTCCCCAACCCCGAAATTCTTATATGATGAAGGTATTATTATAGTCATGATATTTATGCCGAAGCAGTGAAGTTGGCCCAAGTATTTCCTCCGTCTGTATTAACATATAATCTTGTCGTAGCTGTTGTCGCATTTGTATTGGTAAATATAGTGCCTTTTGGTGCAGAAATTCCTGGTATGCCACCACCAGCAATAATATTTGCATTGAGGATATAGCCATACCATGAAGTACCACCATTTTGGTTAACATAAATCCACGGTGTATTTTGTATTACCCAATCAGTCCTTAAATACATCGCACCTTGTGGAGCATTGAACGTAGGTGCACCTTTTCCTGACGCAACAAAAGCGTTACATGAAACATTCCATAACGCACCTTCGTAACTCAATTGCAGATAACTAGGGACTGACTCATTTACAGGATTGGTAGCACCTGACAAATTACCAAGATACTGCGTACCTGCCACAACAGCTCTTTGTACATTTTTACGAATATAATCAGGCATGGTGTAATTTATTTTTTCACGCTCCAATTGAGCCACCCTGTCTGAAAGGTTTTGTATGATTTTATTTAGCTGTTTGATTTGATCATTCATAATTTTAGTTTTATTCCTTTTAGTGCCATATATATATTATAACCTATTGCCAAGTACTAGAACCTGTAATATTAACTGCCACATTTGGGTTCACAAGTGACTTACCAAAATCATCATGTACAGTCGGATCAGTAGACTTATTACCAAAATCAACCATCATTTGTGCAAAACTCTCATCCGCTTTTTTCTTGTAACCCTCTGCACGAACTTCATCGACTGATATAGTACGATAATACTGTTCAACGGCATGATAGATAGGAATGACTTGATATGCCTCTGGTATTTGAGAAGTTTCACCAATCAGATAAGTAGCTGAACCTGATGAAATTGCAATACCTTGATATTGTTTTTTCAGTGCAAGTGTAGTCGTGTTGTAAACAGTTTGTACTTTGTAAAATATTCCGTCACCTGTAATTGGTGCAATCTGTAAATACCAACCTTGCATAGCTGTTGTCCATGTAGTTCCACTTCCTGTGATAATTGAACCACCATTTGAAGTGTTAATAGTAACGGCGGTAGTCTCTACTGAAACAAGTCCAAATGTCCATGTAACGGTAGTTGCACCGTTTGTTAGTGTCACAAGCCTCTTTTCGCCTGTACTGAACACCATTTCGTATGTATCAGTAGGTAATGTCCAACTAGACGATAAAGTAGCGGATAATGCCCCCACAGCGAGCGTAGTGGTCAATGTAGTGGTAAATGGTACTGCTGTTATCGTACCAGTCGTATAATCTGGTTGTGAGAAGTTTTTTGACTCTTCTTGATAGCGAATTGTTGCCTGATTGTATCCGACCGCAGGTTTTGGATAGAGTCCAACTTGTCCATCGTAGAAGAAGTAATATTGAGGAATATCGGACTGAATATTCTGGTTCATGTTCAAAGTGATCCAACGCTCCATGCTAGGACATTCCTCTGGTTGCCAGTTGAAACCTGCGACTGCTGGAATAGTACCACTGTTATTATTTACTAGAATTGAAAGCGTAATTATACGTCTAACATTCTGTGGCATTTCATAAAACTGTTGTCCTGGATACGTTACCATTGATGTACTGTTTGTCTTTTCAGTATAAATTGAGGGTATACGATGCACAGTTTCATTGTCATACTGTTGAAGTTGTGTTGCAAAAAATGCGTCATACGATGTTGTATTTGTATTATTTGTTAGTTGCTTTGCGAGTTGTAGAGAGCCTGTGTATGTGTACATATTTTTTATATAAAATTAGTAAAGAATCCTGCGTTAGCAACTGGCGGAATAACGAAAGGGGCAACAGATATTGCATACATGGCTAAATCGACACTTCCACTTATATTAGCTGTAAATGAATTTGAGCCAGCGGGAGTTTGTGGCCCGTTTGTATCGAAAAAGGCAGAAGCGCCACCGTATGATCCAACGCCTAGTGACTGCCTCATCGTGGCATTAGTTCCAGCACTAAATGTGTTTACTCCTCCATTCGTACCAGTAACGCCAATCAACCAACAATTATTTGCTACTGTAGTTAAATTTGCAGTTATGCTTGTTGCTGTAGCTGTAAACGAATTTCTTGCATCAGGTAGACCCGTTTGACTACACCCAGTATATGAAGCAGAAAATACATCAGTTTGTAATCCACCTGTAGATTTATTCAATGTAACAACGCAATTATTTGCTCCCGTAGATGGTGCAACAAGACCATATAGATATACTCTTATTGTATTAAAGGAGTTTGGGACAATTACACTACCTATATTTGTCATTGATACAGAATTATATGTGACACCTGTTGGATATAGGTTAGCATAACTTAAGTCACTACATACTACTCCAACAACTAAAACTGTATTAGTGCCAGTAACGGTGTGCGCTAAAGTCACGGTTGAACCAGTTGTTGCTCTTATTTTATTTGATGTGTCGTATGCGATAGACATATTAGTTTGTTCCTACTAAATATCCTTCAAAAGTGTTAGAACCTGTACAACGGAATCCGTAAGAGGTATATCCATTTGATGTAGTTGTCTGAACAGGTGCAGTTCCACCAGACGTAATCCATGTAATTCCTGAGAACCATGTAACTGTATACGTTGTACCTGAACCCTGTTTTACCTCGACCATGAAACATTGACCTGTCGTAAAGTTTGATTGTGTGAATGTTTCCGAAGCAGCCAAAGTACGAGTAAATATATTTGCAGTCGATCCGTCAAGAGCTTGTGCCGCCATAGCTGTAACAGTATTGATAATCTTTTGAAATGTTTTTGCACCTGTAACCGTTTCGGCATTTCCAAGTGTCATTGCAGTACCCGAAGAAGCTGGGCCTGTAAGAGTAACGCCATCAGGAATAGTTAAAGTTGAACCCGTAGCTGGTGCAGTAATTGTAACCTTGTTCACACTTGTAGCAGTTGCGACACCAAGAGTAGGTGTGGTCAAAGTAGGAGAAGTTGCAAGCACAACCGAACCAGTACCAGTGACGGCTGATACCTGTGTTCCATTTATTTTAAGCACATTTCCTGTACCAGCAGTATCATACGTCTTATTGGTAAATGTCTCCATACCTGTTGGAGTAGAGTAATCGGTATCTGCAGTGGCGGCAGAAATAGCTGTACCATTTCCTTTGAGGATGCCAGTGATACTTGTCGTTAATGTTATCGCAGGAGTTGTCGTAGCGTTTGCAACCGTACCTGCTAATCCATTCGCAGAAACAACTGAGACGGTAGTCACTGTTCCTACACCACCTGTATTTGTGATAGTTGTAGTTCCAGCGACTGTGGCAACTGAAATACCTGTTCCACCAGCAATAATTTGTGCGGCGGTCGTGTCTCCGTTAATTGAAGTAATACCGCTTATGACTGTATTTGTGAGAACACGATGAGTAACAGGGTCTACGGCAACAGTGACAGGAGTAACGTAATCTACATTTGAAACTCCTACGAGTGTTGCGACGCTATTTACATCTTTGATTGCTTGATTTGCTGTCATGTTGATTGTTTATGTACTTTTCGTAAGGATATTCCCATTGTTATCCGCATATATATCTACAGGAGTAGTGAAATCTGCCGAAGATACTCCCACAAGAACAGATACACCATTATCGTCTTTGATAGCACGAGTGAAGCCATAATCAGTTCCAGTAGTGCCATTAGAAATGCAAAGTGCGTGAGTAGTTGGAACTACATACACTCTCTGTATAGTTACACCGTCTGTATTCAAAGGACAGATGAGTGTTGATACGCTATTTACATCTTTGGCAGCGGTACTCATGTTTATTCAAGGGCTTTAGTAAGTCTATCGACCTTTGTTTGAAAATCTCTTTTATCTTCTACTAGATTTGCTACTGCTACTTGGTGTGTTTCTTTTTCGTTTTCCAACTGACTTCTTTCAACATCAAGTTTAGAACGCTCAGCAGAAATTTCTGAACGAATACGATTAGATTCCACCTTGACTGAATCAAGCTCTTTGTTCGCTTCTGCGACTTGTGTTTTAATGTCTTCATTTCTTTTTACGAGTGAGTTATATTCCTCGCTGGCTGCCTGTTTATCAGCTATCAGAGCTTCTGTGCTGTCAATGACCTTTTTCTTATCAGCAGTTAAATTAAGAATCTCTGATTGTATTCCACGAAGAACGATAGTAAGGTTTCGTTCCTCTGCTTTGAGTTGAGCAATATTATATTTTAGTACGTCTTCTTCGGTTTTCATATTTTTTACATATCATATGCTACATAACTAGGTGTACCCGACGAAGCCACCGTTATAATACCTCCATAAACACATTCTCCTGCTTCTACGATTGCACCACCTGAACCATCAGCAGCACCAGCACCACCTTTTAAAATGATGTCGTAGCTCGATGTTGTAGCGCCTGACCCGAACTTCACATATAGTGCGCCTGTGTCAAGATTCTGAATCGAGAAGAATCTACGATCAACAAACGCTGCGAGAGCTGTAGTGCTATTTGAAGCACCATTTGTTCTCGTATTGATTGATTGTCTTTGTATCATTTTTTTAAGTGATTAAGTGTGATTTCTAATGTTGCGTATTTGTCTGCAATCTGTCTATCCTTATCGTTCAATTCCTTTTCTTTGACTTTGAGTTGAGCTTCCTTATCATCAAGTTCGTAACCTCTCTCACGGAGATAATCCAGTTTTGAGGCTATTTCTATGTCCCTTTTAGCATATTCCGAATGAAGTGAATCTATTTTGAATAAATATTCATTCTCTCGCTCTTTAAGGACTTTTTCTTTGTAAAGGACTTGTTGCTCACGCTTATCAAGGTCAAGTTTAGTGTCTCCGAGTACATCTTGGAAATCTTCTGTATCAGATATCAATCTGTCAGCTTTAAGCTCTCGCTCAAATGCAGATTGCTCTTTAGCAGATATTTCCTGTTCTCGCTTAGAGACACCTTCCTCTCTTTTTTGTATATCCTTCTCTCTTTGGATTAAAGGACTTTCAAGTTGAGTACGCTCCTGTCTTTTAAAGATAAGGACATTCTCCAGATCGGCTATATCTTTAGACTTTTGCTCTTTTGAAGCATTGTACTCAGATTCCAGTTGTACCATTTTGTCCTTAAAGATATTCTCTAACCTTTCCAAGTCAGCAGTCTTCTCGAATATCGCTTTTTCAAGCTCTTTATCGAGTTGTGTGCGGTCTACGATAGGTCTTTTGAATATTTTTGTGGACATTTATTTTACATACTGTGAATCTTTAGATTTTCTACCCCCTTTACCTAAGCCTTTTATGAGTGGAGCGCCGGCATTGTTTTTGTCGTCTGAAGCATCTGCGTCATCATCTTCTGATGTTTCCTTTTGAGCGACAGCTTCTGTCTTATTCTCAGGAGCAGGTTTAGCTTCTACAGCGTCTGTGTCTTTGATATCTATTCTCTCGAATGAACCAGCGACACCTGGCTGTTTTGACTTCTCAGGAAAACACTTTGCTTGAAACTCATTCATAAGATTGTCTGGTAATGCTTCATACTTAGCGGCTGCCTGTACTACTTCATCAGAACTTAGTTTATCTGCCTTTGCTTGCTTCTTTGCGGCTTCCGCCATTTGGTGAAGCTCACGAGTTGCAAGGTGCTTAGCGAAATGAACTGCAATATCTGAAGGAATACTATAGGTTGCACCAGCTACGAATGTGTAAGGTGTACCAGCGTAGTTATGAGTAAAATCTGTACTTGTCCAATTTTTGAAAGGAACTTCTCGAACGAATTGAATGTTTGACATATTTGTTAGCAGGGGTTTGTTTAATGTCTAACTCTCAGCAAAAGACGTTTAATTTTTAATTATTTCCTCTCTAATCTCTACCCCTTACCTACCGATATTATAAGGGATAAAGTTAGAGAAGAAAACTAGTAACTAGTCGATTCTCATGTTGACGAATGTGTACAAACCGTCTGAACCAGCCTGATCTGCTGAAGCAATACGTTGTGTAGTTGCGGCTGCAACCTGCAAAGCACCTGCTGTGGTTCCTGATGGAGCCATATCAAGTCCTTGTGTTGTTGTACCCTGACCGAGACATGTACCAATACCACCTGTCAAGAACCAACCCCATGTTTGAGCAGGAATAGCAACTTGGTTTACACCAGTTATTGTTCCTGTAATTGTTGTAGGAGCGATTATGACTGCTGAGTATGGGTTTGCCCATAGGTTAGCTGTAGCTGAACTTGCTGTAGCAATAACTATTGGGTCTTGCAATTGCAAAACGATAGTTGTTGAAGAAGTAACGGCTGCATTTCCCTTGATCTGAAGCTGCTGAACCGAGCCAGTACCAGTGACAATCGAGATAAAACCTTGTGAGAAGTAGTTAGCTGCGACTGTTGCTGCACCACCATTGAAGGTATAAGTGATTGAAGTATCACCTATGTTCTGAGCAGAAACTGTACCAAGTGAATATGAAGATGACTGAACAGGGCCTTGTGTATTCTTGTTTGTAGCAAGAGTAGTTGAAACCGTGTTATTGAATCCAAGACGGAATCTTCGACCGTCTGAAGTGATACCCAAGCCTCCTATTGTAGAAGGTGTATCTTCGATATTAGCAGGCACATAGGTCTGCAAGACATCGAATGGTGAGAGCTGAATGAATCCTGAAAGCATGATTTTTAATGATTAAGTTGATAATACTATTCGACAATATAACTAAGACCAATAACTCCACCACCTGTAGTTGTAGCTGATGAAACAGCGTTTAGATAACTACCTGCTGGCCACAATCTATAAAGTCCGTTAGAAATGGATGTACTTGTTCCTGTATAGTAAGGAGTTGTACTAACCATTGTTCCGTTGATTAAATAGTTTGTGTTTGAGTTTAATGTTACTGGATCTGCACTAGTAGCCATTTGAATTGTTACCGAAGCTCCAAGTGTTGGAACAAAGTAATAAATATCTTTGACTACTCTATCTTGACCATTATTGTAGAAAGTAGCATATGTTGTTGTTGAAACAGCAGAGAATGTTACTTGCGCAATTTGTGGTGAAGACTGTTGAGTTCCTGAAGGACTAGCTGATCCAACCGATACTGGCTGTCCATGAGTTGTATAACCAAGAACTACACCGACTATAAGAGCAACGACACCTGTGAGGATATAGTTTTTCATATTAGTTGATGTAATAGCTTAATGGTAATGTTGAACTCTCAGAAGAAGATGAAGTAATTACGACATTTCCTTCATTGTAAGTGTAAGACCAGTTTCCTGCTTGTGGTGTAGACCCTGTAACCCATATTTCTATTTGACTATTAGGACTGATATTTCCGTCTGTGATAGTAGTAGTAGCTCCACCTGCACCCCATGTGGTAGTAGCTATTTTCTTGTATCTCATTCCTGGAATATCGTTTGCTAGTGAGTATGACATGATTTTTGTAATTTAACTCTCCCCGTTCTTATAGGGTCAAGAGCGAATCTATTAAATACCTGTGATGTTATAACCAACACCATGACGGCGTGGGTTCTTAGACCAGAACTCACCTGCGAGGATAACACGACCGACATAGGCAAGCTGATTAACAGGCTTGACCCAACCAGTCCAGTGGAATCCGAGACCCTTGACGTTCTCATAATCGTTGTCTTCAAAGTCCTTTTCGACGAACTTGACAGGCTCTGACTCTGGGAACTTCTCGATAGAACGGAATTCTATATCTTCCTCACGGATTAAGAAGAGCTGACCACCACCAGTAGCGATAGGAACTTTACGATCTGGGACAATACCAAGACCTTTATAAGTCAAAGTAGTGAAGCCAGCAGTACCAGCAAGACCTTGCTTGTTATCCTTGCGGATTTCTGGAACTGTCGTGTATAGACGATTCTTAGGTTCAATCAACTGCTCGTAGTATGAGTAAGTGTTACGATCTGCAAGGCCCATAGAAGGCATGATTGTACCGTCAGTGATAGCGTTGTAGAGCGTAGCCATCTTCTGCAAACTGATGTTTGGAGACCAGTTCGTGCGTGTTGCATCCAATGTAGGGAAGGTTGTACGAGACAAGCCACCATAAGTAGCGTAGTTCGTTCCGTCATCTACGATGTTTGCAAGACCGTTGAAATCGAGACCACCATTTCCCTGACCATCGAGATAGAAGATGTTACCGATAGAGTCGGCCATGTCTTCTGCTGATGAAGTCATTTCGGCTTCAGCGAGGTCGAGGACACGTTCGTCATCGGTCATGTTGACTGCCATATCCGTTAGAGGAATGGTAACGTCAATCTGATAAAACTTCGCAGGGAAGAGCAAATACTGACGTGTATTGACTGCCTGTGAAGGAAGTGTTTGGAATCCAGCGAATGATGTTCCGTTGGTATTCTTTACAACCTTGACTGATTTCTTAATCTGCTCACCTCTCCATTTCTCAGGAGACGTAAGGATTTTTTCAGTCAATGGATTTTCACGAAGCACTGAATCAACCACCTTTGGGAGGAGATACGTGTTTGTGAGTGTGTTTAATCTTGACATATTCTTGTAATGTTATTGATAATTTTAATAATTAGATACCTGCATCACGCCAGTTACCTCGGAGAGCTTTTCGGGAGAGAGTAGGGATATTATTGTTCGATGGTGCTTTAACCTTTGAACGCATGATATCCGCACCTATCTTCTTTTGAGTCTCTTTCGTAGTATCTGGTTGCTTTGGCTGTAACTTTTGCATAAGTGTCAAAGACTTTCTGAAATCGTAGTTACCTTCTGCATCGAGCAAACTTCCTGCGCCATACTCATTTTGGAAATCCACCATGAACTTCAAGAGTTCGTTCCTTTCAAAAGTCAAACCTTCGTCTTTCATCTCAGCAAGTTGAGTATCTACATACTCCTGTGCTTCCTGTTGATTTTTAGCTTCGGTCTGGGTCTTATTTTCAAGGTCTTTAGCAATCTCCTCCTTGATACGTTCACGTTCAGCTTGCGTAGCGGCGACATAATTTTCGTACGACTTCTTTGCTTCTGGTGTGTCTCCATAACGAGTCTTCCACCATTCAGGCAATACTGTTTCGCTCTTATTGCCTTTTTCTAGCTCAGCAATCCTTTTATCATATTCCGCAACTCTCTTTTCATATTCCTTAAGAGTCTCTTGCGTTTTGATCCAACGAGGATGCTTGTGGAACGGTAATTGTTCAGCAGAAGTATTATCAGGGTTAGATTTATCATCTACTTTCTGTTCGCCCTTCTGCGATGGCTCTTTAACCGCTTCTTTTTTTTCAGGTGACGATTCTGAAGGAGTTTTGTCTCCCTTGTCCTTCGTTTCAAGGCGCTCGAATGACTTATCTATATCGAGCTGATTACCTTCGCTTGGGACTTCGTCAAAAATGTTTGTTGGCATATTGTTAGCAGGCTCATCTTTATAAGGTCTTGAACTCAGGAGAAGACCTTTAGTTAATTATAATTAGCGCTCTTCAAAACGATTACCCTTCTTCATTGCACCTTTCTCCATAAGCTCACTTGTACTTCGTGTTTCTACTTCGTTGAAACGCTCGTCAGGATTGTTACTCTCATCCTTTGAAGCACAAGCCATACACTTTGCACCGCATGTACCACAAGACTTTTCACCTGCTTTCTGGCTACCCGATAACTTTATTGCTTGTTCTTGGTATTTATTATTCATTTGATTTTATCTTTAATTGCTTTCAACTGATGAGCTGACCGACCTTCAACTCTTTTTATCTTCCCTGCGTTTTTCAATGCGTAGAAGACCTGCTCGCCTTTGTCTTCTCCGTACTCCTTTTTCATGTTACTCATTATGTCCGAACCTTTTTTAGTGAGTGGCATGTTATTTAATAGGAACTTGGCTAATAATCTGTTTCTCTTGCGCCTGAACTGGACTAGGGTTCGGTGCTGACGGAGTAACGCTATTCGGTGGAGCGCCACTTGTCGAAACAGGAGCATTAGGAGTTGGTGCTACAGGTTGAGGTTGTACCTGTAAGAATTGTTGCATGTAAAGTTGAGGATTTGTCTTGTAAATCATCAGCTTAGTTGCACGCTCTACTGGATTAGGGTCTTTTGTCTTTTCAAAGTAACTGAGCGGATCAAGTATGCCAGCTTCAAACTCTCCCATTGCTTCGTTATAAATACTCAACTCATCCTGTGGAACGAGCGAGCCGTTCTGAACATTCACGGTAAACTTTCTTCCTTGTGGTATTTCACTAGCTTGTAACATTGCCATTTGCTGAGTGTTTTCTGGCCCAATAACAGAAATCATGTGAGGAGTATCCCAGTACACATAAATCATTTGTAAGAAGTGATTAAAGATTCTGCCAGCCGCCAATTCAAGCATTTCGGTAACACCACCACCTGTGCGAGAAGTATCTTGCTGACCGACAATAATCTTTCCTCGTACAGTCTCCTCTTGCGAAGTAGATTCTGCTGTTGAGCCACTGACACCAAAACGTGCCATAAAGCGTGTCCTATCGTCTTGTATGCGTTCATAGACGACTTCTGGTATATCATGGTTCTCTGGGAACATAAGAGCCTTAGAAGGTTCGCCGGGAGTAACGATTGTACGACCTTGACGACGAGCCTCTGCAACCTGTGCCGCCTGTTCTTTGTTGAACATCAATCCATTTACAACGACACCGCCATTGATGTTATCGACATTCCTATCGTACTGTTTCAGTCCTTTGTTGATGTTGTCCTGAGTGACAAGTCCCTGAGATACGAGACCTGTCTCATCGCATGGCTGAGTTCCTAAATCAAAAACTGTAAGGAATACAAATGGAATCTTAGGGCGTGGGAAGTGGTTATGTCCCGGTACTTCCTGCATCGTAGGCTGACCCATAGCGTCTACCGTCCGCTGTTGCTTTGGATAATTAAAGTTAGGGTTCTTTGACTTATGTAAAATGATATCGCCTAGCTTGTAGAATACATACTCGTCAGTCCAGCATTGCTTATAGCCCATGAGTGAGCCGAGCTTGCCTTGTGCTTCCTTTTCAATCTTATCTTTATGTTCAGGGAAACGAGTAATAAGATTACGAGCAGTATCGTAGAGTTTAAGATTCAAGAACTCACCAACATATTCTCCGTCTTCAATGTAACCGTTAGGGTCAAGCTCTAGGTCTTTAGGATTGATAGCTTTAACAATGATTTCATTATCCTCGCCGTTGTAACCAATCTGCCATACACCTAAGAAGCGTAGACTCCAATGACGAACACCTTTCTTCAACTTAGTTTTTAGATGATTGTACTGTGCAAGATATTCAAGAGCCATGTGAATCTTGTCAGCAACCTCTTTCATTTCAGGAGAATTGTCACAGCCAACAATAGGTTCAGGGTTCTGTTGAGTGGCTTGTGGAATCATTGTCTCAACCGCTTCAAAGATTATGTTATCTGTGAGAGGTCGTTTGCCATTCTCGTATTCACTATCAGGAAATTGCTTGCCAATCCAATAACGCTGATTGATGTCTCCAGCTTCATGTATTTGTTTCTTGGTAGTTGATCCGTCATAAAGTAATCTCCATGATTTTTCAAGTTCAATCAAATCCCTATCATCCATGTCCAAAGTTAATTCACCGAGACTCTCAACTAATCCTTCCTGTTTTTCTCCGTCAGCATTTTTACCCTTCGCTTTATTATAGTTTGCGAATAGTGAGTAAAATCCACTTGTGAGTATGCCTGCCATTTTTATATTTTGTTTATTTAAATACTAAAAGAGCGCCCAGAAAAAATCTGATGCGCTCCCATTGCGTTGGTTAAGCGTTTACGATGTAATTATATTCCTACTATCCTAGAGTGTCAAACAAGTCAAGGGTGTGTATAACTATAACGCAAAAATTCCCAGAGAGGGGAATGATTGCGATTATTAGCTTTGATCATATTCCCATGAATTTTGTAAAGAACATCTACCTAAATTATACCACACTAAAACTTATTTGACTTAGGTGAATATGTGTATAAGTGCCTGTCCACAGATAGTATATCCCCCTCTTTGGAGAAGTTAATCGTTGAAGAACCACGCTTGATGTCCAATGCACCAGAGCTTATTAAAAAGGTTATTTTATCGTAATACTGCATAAAGAGCTTAAATGCTTCTGCATCTTGATTTGAAAGTGTGATAATCGCTGTCATAAATTATGTATAGCGCCAGTCCGATTCCTTTGGAGAAACTTCTGGCATTATTAATTGTATCCCATCTGTCGTATTGTTGTGATATCGATAAGGTGCTTCGGGTATAACTGATTTCCTTTCACTACCCCCAACGAACTGACTCTCATTCTCTGCGAATCTATCATAGGCTACTCGA